AGCGGATCGTGATCGTCCGGCAGGTCGCTGCCGCGCGTGAAGTCCGGACCGAGCGCAGCCGGGTCGCGAGACATGACGGGACGGGTATTGGGCACCGTGTTTGGCGTGTTCATGAACGCACCCCCAGGACCTGCCGGCGCAGTTCGGCGGCGCGCTCCTCCGACAGCCCGGCCTCGCGGACCACGGCCTCTGTGACCTCTTCCACCTTGTCGGCCATTTCCTGCTCGAGCTTGAGACGCCGTGCCGACGAGACCGATTGTGCTTGGGCGAAAGATCGGGCCGCCATGGCCAGTTCCTTGGCGTCTCGCGGCGAGAAGCCTTCTTCGCCGGCCCCTTGCAGAAGTTCGAAAACGAGCGTCTTGCCGAGTTCCGAGACCATGATTGTCAGATCGTCGGAGGCGTCCTCGTTCAATCGCTCGCCGAGCGCGGAAACGATGCGATGCGTCTCTTCGATCCGCCGGGTCGTTTGCGCCAGCATCATGGAGTACCGATTGAAGGCGGACTTCGAGATCGGGTCTATGCCGAGTTGGCGTAGCTGTTCGTTGAACTCGGCGAGGATCTCGGTCTGCAGCCGCTCCCGTCTGCGCAACTCCCCGACCGCCCAAGCGATCGCGGGCTGTGCCTCGTCGGGCAGCTGGTCGATCGTTGACAGGCGGCCCCTGCCACGGCGCGCGCTCACGGCGGCTAGCTCCGCGCCGGCGAAGGTCGCGCAACGCCATGCAGGACCGTGCGACGCTCGACGTGATCAAGGCCGGCCTCCGTCAGTTCCGCAACAATGGCGGTGCCGGCGCGGATAAGCTTGACCGCGCCGGCATTCTCTTCCAGCCATGTCAGCTGGTTGCGCGTGAAGTCTCGGCCGCGGTTGATGGCGAACTGCTGCAGCACCGTGGTCAGCATCTTGTCGTTGAGCCTGTAGTCGTTCTGGTCGGCTAGCGCCTTCAGGATGATCAGGCGTGCCTCGGCCGCATAATGCTCGGCATATCCTTCGAATTGTTCGGCGTTCATTTGCTTCCTCGCGACAGGCTGATCAGGAAATCCTCGACACGGGTGACCGACGCCTGGATGGCGATCATCTGGTTGGCGCGCGCCTGGGCCCGTTCCTCAAGCCGCGCCAGCATGGTTTGTATCTCGTGCATCTCCGCCCGCGTCGGGCGGTCTTCGAGGTCGGCCTCGATGTTGCCAAGCCGGCTTTCCAGGCCATCCAGCTTGTCGTCGATCGTGTCGAGCCGCGCCGATGCGACAACGCGCGTCCTTTCACCGGAGCCGGCCCAGCCCATTGACCGCAGCACCCAGAACAGGGCGGCACCGAGCAGGCCGAGGCCAGCGAAGACCGGACCGGCCTGATCTGCCAGCATGCGCATCAGCGCTTCGAGGGATTGGACGTCCACAGAACGAACACTCCGGCAATAAGGCAGGCCACACATAGGCTCCCGTATGTGCGCGTGGCCGTTGTTGAAAGTCCGGAGGACCCGAAAACGATTGTCAGCGTTCCGAAGAACGCGAAGCCCACGATCAGGGCCACGAACCGCAGCTCATGGTGTCTGCGGAGGATCGAGACCAGCTGAAGCGCGCTGCCGGCGAACAGCAATGTTGCCCAGACGCCGGCGCCCCACGCGGTGAAAGGCTGATAGACTTCGCGCTCGAGCAGTTCCGGATGGGTCATCATCTCAAACGCAAACCCGAACAGGATGGCCATCGACAGCCACTCAACGAGCCGCGCCTGGTCAAAGAACACAAGGTCGACCATCCGCTGCCAGTTCCGGCCGAAGAATGCCGCGATCCGCGCCTTCGTTGCGGTACGGATCATCTAACCGTCCTGTCCCTGGCCAAGGCGGCAACGTTCTTGCCGAGTTCCTTCAGCGTGTGCCCGCCCATGTAAAGCGACATGAACCAGCCGGTCAGCGTCAGAAGGATCGACCATTCGACGGCCTCGATCGGAACGACCGCGTAGGCGTTCACGATCGGCAAGATGACGATCCGCCAGATCCAGAACCCGGCCAGTAGATACATCCAGCCCCACCGCCAGAAGCCCTTCCAGAAGCCGTCGCGCGTCTCGGCTTCAAGCAAGGCAAACTGTCCCTCAAGGCCCTTCGACCACAGTTCGAGCAGCTCCGGTGCATCGGCCTCGGCCGCCATAACGGCTTTTTCGACGCGCGTGCGATCCGTGCTCACCAGATCGGGCAACTCTCTTGCCGGCACGCCGGCCTTGGAAGCGACGACATCGATGACGGTCCCGGCGATTTCCGCGGCACCCTTGCCGGCACGCTGCTCGATCAGTCGCTTGACCGTCGTTGCGCCGATTTCGGCGGCAACCCCGGCGATGATAGTTCCGATCGCGCTCATCGGATGCGCCCCTTTCCGGCAATGAGTGAACGGGCACCAAGGCCCACCTCGTCGCGATAGCGCCAACCCAGCCAGATCAGGGCGACCACAATGACCAGCAGACCGCCCCAGACCAGCCAGTCACCATAGCCGGTCACGTCAGCGCCGGTGGCCGTATCCGCACCGCCTGCCGCGCTCGTCGCGCCGCCGGAAACCGTGGCGCGTCCAGCCCCGCGCCGCAGATCCATCACGCGCTGGATCTGGTCGCGCGTTGCCCGACCAAGCACGCCGTCATTGGTGAGATTGGGGTGCTCGAACTGGAACGCCTTGACCGCTTTGCGGAAGTCCTTTGACGAACGCAGCATCCCGGCACTGTGACGACCGGCCGGTTTCCAGAAACCGAGCGTCTCGAGCCAGCGTGCCGCTTCAAGGAGATCGTCGTCATCAAGCCGCCAGGCCGGCAGCTTCTCGACCGCCGCGGCAACCGTCACGGTTTTGTCCGCTCCTTTAAGCCACTTCGGCCAGATGTTGTGCTCCATTATGACGGAGCCCTCCTGGCGCCGTCGAACCAGACCGGCCAGCCGCCGCCCGCCGGCCTTGGTCGCCGTGACCCGGAAACGCCGGGCTGCTTCGGCGATGTTTCCGGCCTTCAAGTGCCGCGCCCAGCTCCACTTCAGCGAGCCCGGACCGGCATTGAAGCTCATGTCCATGCCGGAGGACATTGCGTGCGGCGAAACCGAAGCATTGGCATTCTCGAAAAAGCGCCAGACGGGCGGGCCATACTCATCGTCGATCAGCAACTGCTTGACCGCGTAGATTTCGGCGTCGGTCATGGTGGCACCAGGGCCGAACCGTTGGCCCTTTCGATTGTCGGCCCACCAGCGCTTGAACGCGTGCGATCGCATGGTGAAGCCCATGCCGATGGTCGGCACACCGATCGGGTCGCGGTACCAGCGATTGACCTTGCCCTCATTGCCGGCAAGCCAGGGGATGAGACGGAGGTCGTAAACGAGATTGGACATGGCGGATCGGACCCTGTGACGTTGCCGCGAAGCTAGGTTCGATCCCGGAAATCATTTAGAATGGCGCTGGCCAGCGCCTGCTCACTCGAACAGCGAGAACTGGCGTTGCTGGTGTCCGCGCTTTTTGGCCTCGCGAAACAGGCGATAGACGCCGCTCTCGCTCATCGTCAAACGCCGCGCGATCTGCTTGAGTGTCATGCCGGCGCGGCGATAAAAATGCGCCCGGAACGCGCGGGAGACGGGCACCTGCAGATAATCGCCGCCATACTCCTCCGACAGCGCTCGCGCATGGTCAAGGCCGATCTCATCGGCGAGCTTGGTCTGGTCGACGCGGTGCGGCACATAGGTCAGGACGCCGCCATGCGCCTCGAGCAGCCGAATGTAACCCTCCTCGCCGAGCAGCGACAGCAGTTGCGCTTCCAGCCGGTCACTCATCGCCACACGCCCCGCGGCGCCTCTCGCGCGCGTTGGCTTCGGCGATCGCACCGAGCATGTTGCGCTCGAGCACGGTCGGAATGTGAACATGCCGCGTTCCTGTTGCATCGGTGTGATCGGGCGAGATCACCAGCTTGATCCGATCGAGCTTCAGACCAACCGCTCCCCTCTCGGCGGCATCCTGTGCCATAGACGCGATGTGCCGTTTTAATGCGGCCACATCGACGCCAAGTCCGCGCTCGAGATAGCGGATGACGGCGTGGTCGGTGACGCGAATGATGGCGGCACGGCGTTTCATCGATCCGCCCCTGCGCTCTGCAATCGGATGCGGTCACCCAGCGTGTTCATCACTGCATGCCAATCGCGCTCGGTCCTGAATTGGTTGGGCGCCGCAATGCCGCCCGCCTCGCAGACGGTCGGCCAGAAGTCGCGCGCGCCAGTGTCTGCATCAAGGATCAGACACTGGGCCATGGCGATCCGGCAGCCGTTATGCGGTTGCCAGTCCTTCCACTTGCCCCAATCGACGCCGCCGTCGCGTGCAAGCCAGCCCTTTAGTGCCACGATCGCCTTGGTCGCATCGTCGTGATGATGCAGGAAGCGCGTATGGTCGAGGCCGGTCTGGCGTTTGACAAAGGCGAGCAGCGCCTGGTCGTCCCGGTTGCGGACCAGGCCGAGGTTCCAGCCGGCGATCCAGAGTGCCTGCAGTTTCTTGGCATAGGGTCCGGCAAGCGCCTCGCGGCCCTTTCGAGAACCGTTTGAAACCCCTTTGAAGCCGAGCCGGCGTAGCTCCGCGACCACGGCTTCCCGCTGACCCTCGTCCATGTCGGCCGCCGAGCGATGTCCGGTCACCCGCTGGTAGAGCGCCCGCTTGGCTTCGTTGTCGAGCCCGAGTTGCCGCATTCCGGCATGGATGGCGCGCAGGGCGGTCATGACGCGGCGCCTGCGGACGAAAACGCTTTGTGCCTCGCGCCCGTCACGCAATAGTCTTCCGTAAGCCTACGACACTGCGGCGATGGGCGCGCGAGAGGATTGTGATGAGACGGCGTGCTTTGACAGCGTTGGCGCTGATGAATTCGTTGGCGGCGCCGGCGAATGCCAGCCAGATGGTGCAGATCGTCCAAACGATACCCGACAGGGGTCAGCAGTTCGCCATCAGGGCTTCCCTGATTGCGATGATGAGCGAACAGTCTTGCGAGCAGGCGGTCACAGACGTCTTCGCTGTCTGGCAGCTCAACGGCATGCATGACGTCCGCTTCGAACAGTGGGACGAGGGTGGTGAGTTCTTCGATTGGGCCTATGAGGTGGGCACGACAATTCACCGGACGTGGGAGGCAGACCCTGCCGGCACATGCCAGCAATGGATCGCCGAGTACGGCCCCAACGGAAGCGTGCGCGCGGGTTTGATTGATCTCTTGCCGACTGAGTGACTTAGGTTCGACACTTTTGGGACCGAGCGCGCTCATGCTTGCAGGTCCGCCGCATGATTGATTAGCCTGTGGTTCCACCGGGCGAGGCCACAATGAAACCGACATACAACTTCTTGGAGCTGGCGATGGCCGGCGCGGTCATGACTGCGTTGGGGTTTTTCTTGTCTGCATCGCTTCACCAAGACGGAACGCAGCGCTCGTGGTTCTACGACTATCAGGCCTTTGTCGCCGGTCTTCTGGCGATCGTCGCGGCGCTCCTCACTGTTCGACAGATGCGGCGAACGGATCGCCGAACGGACTTGCGGCACAGAGAGCAGCTCGTTGTTTCCACTCTGCCAGACCGCCTGGCGATAATTAGGATGCGGGAGTTGCTGTTGCCGCGGCTGCACGGCTCGGTCGAGCTCATACGCAACTACATCTCGGGTCTGCCCAGCCAATCCCCCGACGACCTTACGCACGGCCACATGGCAAATGGTGCGCGTGTCCTGCATTATGTTTTGGGCTCTACGGCGGAGCTGCTTGCGTATGCGGGTAAATCCCCGGGAGCGCGGTTCTTCGGTCCAATTCAAGAGCGTTTGCTGGACGAGTGTATTGGTTGGATTGACGCCTGCCTTAGTGCACACCGGCAAGACGGTTGGTCGGGTGGAGAAACGTTCGAACCAGTTGCGGTCGTGCTTCTGCTCGATGCAGCAACCGGGCTTGAGGATTTGGCCCAAAGCATCGACTATTGGTCTGCGGACGTTGCGGTTTAGGAGCCATCGCGCTCGCCGCGTCGTCGGGTTTTTCCTCATCTCGATCACTTTGGAACCCTCGCCAGGTCGATCGTGACCGCGCGCCAGGGATCGGTCACCCGCGCACGACGATAGAAGCGGATGTACTCCTTGGACCCGGTGACGCGCATGGCGTCGCGGATCGCCTCCATCGCCTTGACCCACCGTTCGTCGGTGATGTCGAGCCGCAGCAGCATGAAGATGTCCGACCGGTTGATCTGGCCCTGTTTCTCGGTCTGGAAGGCCCGCGTGACGAGCGCGCGGATCTCCGGCCGGCTGTCGGCCGCCCATTCGTTCAGGCATTCGTCGATCAGCGTCTTGGCCACCTGAAGCTGCGGCCCGAAATCGACGAAGTCGGCAACCTGCACCTGCACCTTCATCAGTCCGCCGAAGTCCTGATAGGTCCGGTTGCCCTTCTTTCCGCCCTTCTTGGCGCCATAGTCCTGTTCGAGCAGTGCGTCGAACTCGCCGAGATCGGCCATTGTGTGGCCCCGGAAACGGGCGATCTGGGCGGATAGATCAAGCGCATATCCCATGATCTTGCGCACGATCTCGTCTTCCAGCTTGTCCTGCGGCTTGATGTTCTCGACCGGCACAAGCTGGCCCTTGGCGTCGGCCATGTAATCGCGCCCGTTCACGCGCACGATGCCATTCTGGTCTTCGTCTTCGAGGATCACAGCTTCCATGATCAGCTCCTTTCGGTTGCGGGGTTGGGTGCGCGCAGTGCGCCCATCAGATCGCGAACGCGCTGTGCCTGGGTTTCGATGGCATGGGTTTTCAGATCGTCGTCGGGCAGCTGCGACACGGCGCGGGCGAGCACCTCGCCTTCAAGGGCGATCTCCCAGAAGCGCTCGGTCGCGTGGGCGAGGGCCAGAACGCCTGCCGCGCTGGTCGCCATGGCCCGACGATCGGGGTTGGCGATGATCATGCCGGCAAGCTCGATCACATCGATCCGGGCAGCGGCATCCAGCAGAGTTTTGCGGGGATCAGCCATCGGCGTCTCCCGTCAACTCGCGGGCTTCGAACTCTTCCCAATTTTGCGGATCGGCGCAGGACCGGGGCGGACCGTCATCAAGCACCGCATCGACCATGCGTTCGCGAGCAATGGTCAGCAGAAGCCGGCGCTTGAGGGCGCCAACCGACAAGCCGCGCTTCTCGGCCGGCCCGCGCAAGGCGGCATTGATAATGGCGGTTTGGGCCGTCGATTTGGTGCGCTGTTTGGCCAGCGCGACAAAACCGGAAATCGCACCGAGACTGACCTCAAGTTCGCGGGCGATTTGGCGACGTGTTGCCCCCTCGAGCAGCCGCCGCGCCACATAGTCGGTCCGCGTCGGCGCGCCGCCGAACGGGCTGCCGGGACGGCCGACATCGGGAGCGCAGACATCGGTCTGCCTGTCCGTTGCCGTCCGTCCGGCTTCATTTGGTTGACGTTGCCCGGCCATCACACCCGCTCCTTGGTGTCGACGACACGGCGCTGCCGGATGACGTCGCTGATCTGGATAATCATCGGCGTCCCCCTTCACCGAACGGCCGGGGCACGACCGGCAGCAGAGCGACATTGGAGTTGTCTCGCCGCACCGCTGCCAAGACCGTTTCGGTGTCGAGAGCGTCACGATCGGCACGGGCCTTTTCGTTCCAGCGTCGCGCCGAGATTTCGTTCTCCAGACGCTTGGCCAGACCAGCGAGGTCCGCCAGCTCTTGCATCAGCGCAACGACATCGCAGGACTGCAGATGGCATCCACCGTGCGCCAGCGGCCCGAGCCGATCGCGAAGGTTGGCGATGCGCGTTGACACCACCCGCAGCTGATCTGCCGGAAGGGGCTCGGAGCCGATCATTGCATCGTCTCCGGGCCGCTGGGATTGCCCAGGCGAAGAGCAAGGCGCCGGGCATGGGCTCCATCCATGATCTGACGGTGGATGGCCACTTCCTTGTCGATGGCGGACGCGAGCGTTGTCAGAAGGTCGATCTGGCGCAGCGCGCCGCTCACGGCCTCGGCTTCGGCTGGCTGATCCGGACGGAAACGTGCTTCGAACCATTTGCGGAAGTCGGCCAGCTCGGTGGTGACGAGTGGCGGATGTTCGGAGGCTGCGCTCATCCCAGCCCCTCCACGTCCCGGTTCTCCCAGGCCCACTTCAGATGGTCGAGGGTCAGCGCCTTGCGGTCTCCAGCGGCATTGATCATCGCAACCTTGATGGTCATGTCGATCTGGCCCAGTGCTCCGGGCTTCATGCCAACGCCGGTCAGAAAGGTGATCTGCTCTGTGTCGCTGATGCCCCACGCCTTGATGAAGGCGAGAAGATCGTCCTTGCGGGGGCGGTCGATCTTGACACGCTTGAAGATGCGTCGGCGCAACTGGCCATACTTCGAACCGTCCATGACGCTGGCCGAAAAGCGGCTATACGTCTCGGTGTTTCCGAGAATGGCCACGCCACACCTGTATTGATCGACGAAATGGCGCAGCTGGTTGATGGCTTCATCGACGAGGTTCTGTGCCTCATCGACAATCAGCAGCGTGCCCGCGCCCTTTCGCTCGAGCCGTTCACCGATGGAGCGGACGAGCCGGGTCGGATTGTGAGATCGCACACCGACGGCAAAGGCGATCTCGGTCAGCATCGCATGGACAGTGCGCGTGTGCGGGCTGATCGTCGCCAAATGGGTGTGCGGCCTGCTTGCGGCGAAATGCTCGGCCGAGGCCGTTTTGCCGACCCCTGCCGCGCCGGTGACCATGACGAGTGCCGGCATGATCTGCGCGGCAAACAGCGTGTCGGTGATCACCCTGGCGGAGTGCGTCTGCAGAAAATCTGGTGATTGGGGAACCGACGGGCCCTCGTCGATCCGGTCGTAGAGCGCAAGGTACTTCCCAACCGCCTCGTTGTGACGATCGAACCGCCCCTGATAGGTGCCTTGATACCATCCCGAGAACGTACTTGTGGGCATGCCGATCTGCTCGGCCATCTTGGTCTTCGACCAGCCATTGAGGACCGCGATCTCATAGATCCGCGTGACAAGCTTGACCCAGTTCTCGAAGTCTTTTGCCGTGCGCCCCGGCCCGTCCTTGAAGGGCACCGAGGTCTCGGGCAATTGCCATTGATGGTCGTGGCTTGTGCCGTGATGGATGTTCATGCTATCTCCTTGGTGTGAAATGTCCGCTCGCAAGAGCGGCACTGGGAACCGGCGGAGGGCAATTCCGCCGGTTTTTCTTTGCGCGGGCGGGTCGACGAGCCGTCCTGCGCGTGGCGCGGGTTCACTCCCTGCCGCCGGCAATCAGCTTCAGTCCGGCCGAAAAACTCCTTTCCTGGTCGATGTCAGGGTCGGGTGAAGGCTCGATCGCCTTGGCGGAGGCGCCGGCGGCAAGACGTGTCACACTGGGCCGTTCGCGCGGGGGCGCCGATGCCGGTTCGGCGCCGTCGGCGTAAAGCCGGGCAAGTTCGGCCGCAGAGAGTTCGGTGTGCAGGCGTGCTTGGGCATTGACAGCCTTGATGTAGGCGCTGCGTTTGGCCGCGTGATCGCGCGCGGCGTCAGTGTCCGCAAAGCCGTGCGTTCCGACGCACTCGGCTTCGCAGATCAGCCGGTCGGCGCTGTCATAGACGCGAACGGGTTGGTGCAGCCGGTCTGGATCGAAGCGCACCGTCAGGTGCTTGCCGGCATGGGCCGTCAGCGCCGGCGCCCAATACCGGTTATCGAACAGCCGGACCTCACCGTTGCCCTTCGAAGCCCGGATGCGTTCGGCCGCGAGCAGCCAGAGCGCCTTCTGTGCGCTCGCAGGCCAGCGCACGATGGTCGTCGGCTCGGCGAGACTGTCGGCGAACGCCTTGTCGAAACTGTCCCCGGCTGCGGCTTCGGTCCGCCGGCCAGAGCGTGCATTGTGCGCGGCGACCTGACGGTCGACATGCTCGCGCAGCACATCGATATTGATGGCGGAATTGCCGTAGTTTTCGGGCTTGGCATCCGGGCGATTGCCCGTGTAGGCGCCGGCGCAAAGCGGGTGCTTGGCGATGTCCTCGGCGAGATCGCGGAAGGCACGTTCGATCGGTTTGGACTGACCCGCATAGGGCGTCGTCCAGTGCACCTTTACGCCGAGCGCCGTCAACACACCCTGCGGTTCCTCGACGCGAACCTTGAACCGGTAGCGCGTCGCGGTGCCGCCTGTGATCCACTTGGATGCGAAGGCACGGCCATTGTCGAGATAGACATGATCGGGGATACCGTACCGATCGACCATGTCGCCGATCGCCAATCGGACGGCGTCCTTGTTTTCAGACAGCGACAGCCGCCATGCAAGGATCTTCCGAGAGTACAGATCCTGCAGCGCCATCATGTAGACGCGCACGGGTGTCGGCTGACCCGGTACCCGGACGAACAGATCGAGTTTGTG